ATCGAATTAGTAAGTCTTTGCCTGGTAGCTATCTCCCAAACCATTTAATAGGTTGGCTTAGATAGTTTTGATGGTGACGAGCTGATGTGGAGTAGTTAACTTTTATTTAAAACTAAGGAAATAAAATGAAATCAATTATCGCCGCTGTAGTCGCTTCTACTTTTACCATTGCAGCTTTTGCTCAGGCTCCTGCTAAGCCGGCTGAGAAAAAAGATGCTCCGAAAGCTGAAGTCAAGAAAGACGAAAAGAAGAAGTAATTTATAAGGTTTGGGTGGACCTTAAAACCACCCACCTTTACACACATACACAAAGGAGAAGTAAACATGAGTAATATGACACCGTTCGAGATTCGCCTTGAACTGTTAAAAATGGCGCAAACAATGCTGGAGCAAGATTATTATGGTAAACGTGAACTCATTGGTAATGACTGGCAAGTGAAAGTAGAAAACGCCAGGCATGCAGGCCAAGTACCTCCAGACCATCCTGGCTTTCCAGCCTACCCTTCTGAAGCTGAAATTATTACAAAGGCTCAAACTTTAAATGGCTTCGTTTCTCAAATTCCTGTAGATCAAAAGACTACAACCAAGAAGTAATCTAACGACAAGGGGATGGCTTAACCGCCATCTCCCCTAAGAAGGAGAACAAATGGTAATCAACCTAATAAGATTGTTAGTTATTTTATTAGCGGTATTTTTTGTATCATCGATGTATAACCTTAAAACTAATGAACTTAAAAGAGTCAATAGTGGTAGTTTCTTTTCCTTCTCAGAAAGGGAACGGCATTTAAAATGTTTAGCAGACAATATTTACTTCGAAGCTGGTTATGAGTCTTTCGAGGGTAAGGTTGCAGTTGCTCAGGTTACATTAAACAGAGCTTCTCACGGTTCATTTTGGCCAACCGACATTTGTGAGGTTGTTTATCAGAAGAACGTAATTTATTCTAAAGTTATTTGTCAGTTTTCTTGGTATTGTGAGATTGGACCAAAAACGAGAGAAATAAACAATAAGGCATACCAAGAATCCTTGATAGCAGCTAAGCAAGTTCTTTTTGAGGGTTTTAGACTTCCTTCGATTAAAAACGCTTACTACTACCATGCTGACTATGTAAGTCCAAATTGGAATAAACCAAGAATAACAAAGATAGGTCGCCATATATTTTACGGGGATAAAAAATTATGAAACTTAATGAAATAAAATTAAATAATTTAAGGGAAAAAATGCTCCAGGTGGGTAAGAATTGGAATGTGGCTACCTTAGAGTGGTTTTCTATTTTACTTCTCCATGCTGCATTTGTTCCTACATATCTTTCTGTGTGGTCAGGTCTTTCTGATAGATTACCATCATTAGATGTAGCATTAATTGTATGGACTTCTATGTTGCTACTTTTCCTAAGATCGGTTATACTAAAAGATACACTTAATATTGTAACAATTGGATTAGGTTTTGTAGTTCAAATTTATTTTTTAGGGTTTATATTTTTTAGATGAATGAAGAATTAAATAATAGCATTTTAATTACTAGACGTTTTAGGTCTCCTAGTGAATTTTCCTTATACATTGAAGAAAGAGTTCTAAAAGAGAAAATTAGTTACATGGATGCTATAATTGATTACTGTACTACAAACGATGTAGATCTAGAAAGTATTGGAAGCTTAGTTACTACATCACTAAAAGAAAAGGTTCAATTGGAAGCTGAAGAGGCAAATATGCTTAAGCCTCGTGGTAAACTTCCTCTATGACTATGGAACCTTATGATGTTTACAAAGCGTACCTATCCCTGAGACTTCATTTTACAACAGACAATTACGACGTAATAAAACAACAGGGAAGAGTAAAAGCTTCAAAACAATCTTTTTTTAAAAGAAGAGATTTGTTTTCAATTAAAAAAATATCAGAACTTTACACCGATAAAGAGGTGGTAGATTTTTTGGTAGCAAATTTTGTATCAGGAGATAGGTGGGGAGGGGTGTTTGACCATGATGCAAAAGAAACTTATTTACACTGGAAAAAAAGAATTGAGTCTATGTCTTATACATTTGAAAAAGAAATAGACAATATGATAAATCACGCTGAAAGGAATAATTTAACCTTTTCTCAAATTTTTAGTGTGGCTAAAAACAGTCATCCAGAAATACTTAAACTTTATTTAAAGGGTTCAGTTTCCATAGAAACTTTAGTGGTTTTAAATAAGCTAAATAACTATGTAGAACAGTTAGATTCGTTATTAGATAAGGATGTTATTTGGCCTGATGTATCTAGAATAATTAAAAAGTATTCTCCTTTCCTTTCAATAAACAAAGAAAAGTATGACAATATCGTTAGAAGAAGAATTGGATGTAACTAACAATAGATTAGCTGAATTAGAAAAAAATATAATGATTATACAAGATAGCATTTTAACATTAGCTGAACAAGTAAAAGAGTCACAAAGGTATATTATTAAATTAGCTCACAATCAATCTATTGTTACAAAAAGAATTTCACAATGGCCTTTTATTGCTGTACCATCTAATGAAGGGGATGAGGTATAATTTTCAGATATGAAGCGCTTTAAAGAACTTGATTTTGATCGTGAAAAGAAATTCCACAAAGTTGGGGAAAGTAATAAGGTTGACAAACACCGGAAAACAATTTATAATTATCTTGATGAGAAAATAGATGATGAAAGTGATGAGGAATTACTAGATGACGTCGACAATACTAATACACGTTAATACTTTTCAATACATTTTATACGGAGAACAATAATGGCTATGGACTTTTCTGCCCTCAAAAAAAATCGTGGTAACTTTGATTCCTTAATGAAGGAAGTCGAAAAGATTGCTACCCCTCAAGTTGAAAACTCACAAAAGGACGATCGGTTTTGGCAACCAGAAGTTGACAAAGCTGGAAACGGTTACGCTGTAATCAGATTTCTACCTCCTCCTAAAGGAGAAGATCTTCCGTGGGTTAGAATTTGGAATCATGCTTTTCAAGGTCCCACTGGTAAGTGGTATATTGAAAACTCTCTAACTACACTAAGCAAACAAGATCCAGTTTCAGAACTTAATACTGAACTGTGGAACTCTGGTAGCGAAGACAATAGAAACATTGCACGTAAACAAAAGAGAAAGCTTACCTACATTTCTAACGTTTATATTGTAAAAGATCCAGCACATCCTGAAAACGAAGGTAAGACTTTCTTATTTAAGTTTGGTAAAAAGATTTTTGATAAAATCAAAGACGTAATGCAGCCTACTTACGAGGATGAAGAAGCTATTAATCCTTTTGATTTTTGGAAAGGTGCAAACTTTAAACTGAAGATTCGTAATCTAGAAGGTTATCGTAATTACGACAAGTCTGAGTTTGATAGTATTGAACCACTATCAAGTGACGATGATGAGTTGGAAGGTATTTGGAAGAAGCAACACTCTTTACAAGAGTTTCTCGATCCTAAGCATTTTAAATCTTACGAAGAACTCAAGAGCAAGCTAGAGCAAGTCCTCTCTGCATCTGGTGCTTCTATCTCTCGTGCAGATGAGGTAGATTTGCAAGAACAAAAACCTTCTAAGCCAGCTACTGCAGTAAAACGTAAGAACAATGATATTAATTTGGACGATGAAGACGAATCTTTGTCCTACTTTGCTAAGCTAGCAAACGAAGACTAATAAGTACTTACTCTTCCAATATAGTTGTCTAACGCGGATCCCCGATTGTTTGGTCGGGGATCTGCTTTTATGGGGATATAGTTATTAGTGCTTGTGTTAGTGACGTTATTAGAAACAATGGGTTGAGTACTTCCTTTGGAAGTAGAAATTTCATCCCTTAAAGATTGATTTTCTACAGACGTTTGTGCCACATCAGAAATAGATGTAGGCGCTGGTGAAACTGATGCTTGATTATAAACTGCCTCTCCCCTACTTCTTTGTTTTTCATCCATCTCTTTCATATATTTTTCTTCAACGGGCGTTAACGGCCCTACATCTTCCCCTCTTAAATGTTGGCGTACTTTAGCTCGTATTTTGCCTTCTTCAGAGTTAGGATCTACTTTATCATTATAAACAAACTTATTGTCTGCAGTACCGGTTGTGGAGGACTCAGCTGGGGTACTACCGGTCACAGCAGTTGTAGGTGTTGTAGTGGGTTTTG